GAGGTGACTAGATAGTGGCTGGAGATATCCCAAGCAGCATCACTACTGGACGCTATGTTAGGCAGATAGTTGTCACCGCCCCTGGCCCCCAAGGACCGGCTGGTTCTGACGGCGTCCAAGCTGAAAACATAGTTGAACTAGTGGCATACCGCCACCTTCAAAATGCACCTCTTAGTACATGGACTATAAGTCACAATCTTAACTTCTACCCGAACGTCACAGTATTTAATAGTGCTGGAGATCAGGTAGAGGGGAATATAACGCACACCAACGAAACAACCCTAACAATAACCTTCTCCAGTGCACTTGCTGGTACGGCTCATCTCTCATAAGAAAGAAAAAAAATGGCTAAGCAGTTCCTCACGGGGCTCAATCTTAATAAGAATGAGCTTCTCAATGCAAGAATTCAAAACCTATCAACCGCTCCGTCGAACCCAGTGTCTGGTCAGATCTACTACGATACTGACACTAACCAGCTAACCGTCTGGAATGGCACAGACTGGCTTGCGCTAGCTGCTGGTGGCAACGTCACCGAAGCGATCAACAATGCAATTGACGCACTAGACACTGATGACATCGAAGAGGGTTCAAGTAACCTCTACTTTACTAACCAGCGTGCACTAGACGCCACGTCTTCTGCATACGATGCATCAGGTGCAGCTTCTACTGCTGAAAGCAACGCAAACAGCTACACTGACACTGCAATCGGTGGACTAGACACCGATGATATTGAAGAAGGCACAACCAACCTTTACTTCACTGCTCAGCGCGCAGCAGACGCAGTAGCAGATGAAATCGACACTGCTGTATCAGGTGCTATTGATGCGCTAGATACTGACGACATTGAAGAGGGTTCAACCAACCTCTACTACACCACCGCACGCGCTAAGTCCGATGCAGCCGATCTTCTAATTAATTCAACCCAGACCAATATCAGCATCACAGGTGATGGGGATGGTCTAACCATTACAGCTGAGAACGGCGTTGCTGATTCGACTACGGACGATCTAACTGAAGGTACTACTAATAAGTACTACGCAGACAGCCTAGTAGATAGCCACCTATCAGGCGGCGACGGTATCACTTACTCGACTGGAACCATCTCGGCTGACTTGTACAGCGGTGGAGGGCTAAACATCCAAGAGGGTGCAATAGCAATTGACCGCACTACCGTTGACACTTGGTATGACGCATCTGGCGCAGCTGGAGACGTCGCAACTGACCTGTCGACTCACGAAGGACTAACTTCGGGCGTTCACGGCACAACTGGTTCTGTAGTCGGCACTAGCGACGCTCAGACCCTGACCAACAAGACCATCTCTGACTCTCTAACCTTCAATGATGGCGTTGGCGGAAACAGCACCATTAATGCCACTGGCGATGATCTAGACATCGATGCAAACGGAAACCTAAACCTGACCACCGGTAATGGTGACATCATCCTTAACGCTGATGGCTCGGAGTACATCGGTTCTGCTATTAGCACTAACCGCATCGCCACCCGTGGGCATGTAACTGGTCGAATTGACGAGTACGTCGGTGACAACACTGTAGACGGTACAACTGGTAATACCATCACTGACCGAATCTCAGCCGCACAGACCGCGGCAGAGGAGTACGCAGATGGTCTTGCCTCTAACTATGACCCAGCTGGCTCTGCAGCCACTGCTCTGTCAGACGCACAGGCTTACGCTGACGGCCTTGTTCAGGGCCTGAACGTCAAGGACTCGGTTCGTGTAGCAACCTCTGTTGCTGGAACTCTTGCAACCGACTTTGACAACGGCTCGACCGTTGGTGGCGTAACAGTTGCTACTGGTGACCGTATTCTGATCAAGGACCAGTCAACTGCTACTGAAAACGGTATCTACGTAGTTCAGGCTTCAGGTGCACCTGTCCGCGCCACTGACGCAGACCCAGTTGCCGATGAACTCGGTAAGGGTTCATATGTTCTTGTAACTAACGGAACTTACGCTGCCACTGGCTGGGTTGTGACTGACTACTCAGCAGGTGCAACCACTTGGACCCAGTTCTCAGCTGCTAACGAGTACACTGCTGGCGACGGTATCGGTATCAGCGGTAACGCTATCTCGGTTGCCCTTGACTCAGACAGCCTCTCTGTTTCGGGCTCAGGTTTAAAGGCCAATCTAAATGTTCAAGGTGGTCTTGACAATGACAGCGGTATCTTCATCAACACCGGCACCGGACTCACCGTCAACGGAAGCAACCAGCTTACCTTTGCTTCAGGCTACGGAGTTCGTAAGTACTCAACTGGAAACACCGCGCTAACCGCAAGCTCTGGTTCAGTAACATGGACTGTAACCCACGATCTAGGCACTCGCGACGTCACTGTACAGGTATTTGACGCAGCTAGTTACGACCAGGTCGAGGTAGATGTAGTTCGCACTAGCACTTCGGTAGTCACTCTTACATGGGTATCTGGCGATGTCAGTGCTGACGCGTACCGCGTTGTTGTTGTAGGCTAATAACACCACAAGAAACAGAGAGAAAACTTGTCTAGAAAGTTTTTAACACCAGTCGGTCTGCCGTCGGGAGCAACCCTCCCGTCGGCAGGCTCTGCTGGCGATCTCTTTTTCAAGTCAGACGAAGATGCAATCTACGTCCACGACGGATCTAGCTGGACAAACACAAAAGGCAACGTCTACTTTGTTCAAGAAGCTGCACCAACGTCACCATCCTCAGGGGATATCTGGTTTAACTCGGCTACAGGTAAGACCTTCGTCTACTATGACTCCTACTGGGTTGAGCCTGGGCAAAATAACGTTGGTCCAGCAGGACCTACCGGACCCACTGGGGCAACGGGCCCTACTGGTTCTACTGGAGCCACAGGAGAAGTAGGGGAAACTGGACCAACAGGCCCATCAATGACTGCTCCTGTAGAACTAAGTCAATCGTCGAATAATGCTAACTACCCATTAACCATCTCCTCTGCAAATGAGCAGGGTGGTGGCACAGGATTCTCTGACATCCTTAAATTGATAAACTCGAAATCTGGTGCTACTAATATAAATAAGCATTTCAGAATGAATTCTTCTGGTACTTTAGAAATAATTAATAGTGCTTATACTGCAAGCATTTTTTCAGTTTCAGACGATGGAACTGTCACCTCAACTAATCTAGGTGAAACTGGCTGGACGACCGTAGGATCTTTGTCAAATAGCTTCGTATCTGGCGGAAATGCTCCAGGATACAGGCGACTCAACAACGTTGTTTACTTGCGAGGAAATGTTAACAGTGGAACTGCTGGTCAGACAGCCTTTACCCTGCCTTCTGGCTATCGTCCAGCAACTGATTTTGTCATACCTGTACAGCAATTTGGTACAGGAAACATAACTTATGTGACTGTCTACACTGATGGTCGTGTAGTTCCGAACTCGACATCTGGCTGGCTAACAAGCGTAATGTTCCCGGTAGGTTAAGGACTAGACAATGACCGCTATCAATTTTCCAGATTCCCCGCAAGTAAATGACATCCACACCGTTGGATCCATCTCTTGGAAGTGGACTGGCGTTGCTTGGGAAACTGTTGGCTATGACTATGCCGTTGGCGATACTGGCCCAACCGGACCTACTGGAGCTACTGGTCCAACAGGGTCTCAAGGACCAACAGGACCTCAGGGCGATACAGGACCTCAAGGAGCTCAGGGTTCACAAGGTAATCAAGGTGATCAGGGACCAACTGGTCCGCAGGGCGAACAGGGTGCTGACGGGCCCACCGGTCCTCAGGGGGATGTCGGACCAACAGGGCCTACAGGCTCTACGGGTGACACTGGTCCTACTGGAGCCACTGGTGATATTGGTGATATAGGACCGACAGGCCCTCAAGGTGAACCAGGTCAATTCGGTGGTGCAGTATTTACTTATAACTACCTAACTAACACTACACACTCAGACCCTGGTGCTGGAAACCTAAAGTTTAACTCTGCACTAACTACCGCTACCGAACTATACATTGACCCTCTAGACATCACTAACACAAACGTTACTGCTTACCTAAATACAATTGATGACTCAACGTCAGCCATCAAGGGGCACTTTAAGGTTGAAGAAGTCGGCGCGTCTGCTAACTATGTTTACTATGCAATCAACGGTAGCCACGTTCATGAAGGCGCAGAAGACTTTTTCCACGTTCCAGTAGTGTACTTAACTGGCTCAGTGTCTTCGTTTACTAATGGTCAAGATGTAACCATCACATTCGTGCGAACTGGTGATAAAGGTGACGACGGTCTTGGTGGAGTTGTTGCTGACTACGGCTCGTTCTATTCGACTGTAGACCAGCCAATAGTTTCGACCACTGAAGGTCAGCCTATTCACTTTGACTCAATCAACGTCTACCACGGGGTCACCGTTGTATCTGATGGCACTAACCTAAGCAGAATTACGATTGCAACTGATGGAACTTATCACCTCGGTTTTGCTGGTCAGGTAGCTGACACTGAAAGTGCTAACCACACCCACCCAGTTTCTTTCTGGCTTGTAAAGAATGGCACAACTGCTCTTGCAACATGTTTCGACAGCATTGTTGGAAAAAACATACCAGTACTAGTCAACTGGGAGTATCAGTTTGAAGCAGTCGCTGGTGACTATTATCAGATTTACTGGTCATGCCCAGAGACTCACGTCAAACTTGACTACCTAGGTGTTCAAACTAACCCGACCCGTCCAACAGTTCCGTCTGCATTTATTACGGTTCAACAGATCACTTACACCCAAGTAGGTCCAACTGGACCTACTGGTACTACGGGTGCCACAGGCCCGACTGGTGCCACAGGCGAGACCGGCCCTACGGGTGCTACTGGTGACCAAGGCCCAACGGGACCTACAGGTGCAGATTCTACGGTGGCTGGTCCTACGGGTCCACAGGGTCAGGTAGGTCCTACGGGATCACAAGGACCTCAGGGCTCTCAGGGTAATCAGGGAGATACTGGAGATACAGGGCCCACTGGACCCCAGGGCGATACCGGACCTACGGGTGCTGGCGTACCGACTGGCGGAACAACAGGACAGATACTTTCAAAGGTAGATGGAACTGATTACAACACCCAATGGGTAGATACCGGAAGCGGAGCTTCTGCACTATCCGAGTTAACAGATACAACAATTACTAGCCCGCAGAACGGGCAGACTCTTATATATGATGAGGCCACTAGCAAATGGGTAAATGTCAATTTTATTGACATGCTATCCAACTTTGGACTAATCAGCGGAGACGGTGGGTCATACAATACAACTGAATTTACTGGTACAATAGATGGTGGCATTCACAACACCACGCTATTTGTGTCGGTATATGACGGTGGAAACGAAAGTAGCTTCTAATGGCAGTTAAAATTCAAATACGTCGAGGTACAGCGGCTAACTGGACCTCAACTAACCCTACTCTTTCAGTAGGCGAGCTTGCATTCGAGACCGATACTGGCAAGGTAAAAGTAGGTAACGGCTCTACAGCATGGACCTCACTCCCTTATGTCGGTGACATATCTGGAGTCTCTGATACCGAGATTGGTTACCTAGATGGCGTTACCTCTGCTATTCAGACTCAGCTGGACGGTAAGGCTTCTTCTACCGATCTTTCGAACCATGCTTCAGACACCACCAACGTTCACGGTATTGCTGATACTTCTGTACTAGAAACAACATCAGGTGCTCAGTCAAAGGTGGATGCTCTAGAAACTGAAGTAAAGGACTACACAGACACTTCTGTCTCTAACCACAACTCCGACACTACGAGCGTTCACGGGATTGCAGACACCAGCGCATTAGAAACCCAGACTGGTGCTCAGTCAAAGGCAGACTCAGCGGAGTCAGCTGCTAACTCATACACTGACACTGCAATCTCCAACTTGATTGATTCATCACCTAACACGCTGAACACGCTAAACGAATTGGCTGCCGCGCTAGGCGATGACCCGAACTTTGCTAGCACTATTGCGACATCTATCGGGACTAAAGCCACCCTAGAGATCAACACTGCCGCTAACTGGACCAGCACAAACCCAGTTGTATCAGCAAACGTATTTGCTCTAGAAAGCAACACTGGCAAGTTTAAGATCGGAAATGGTGTAACAGCCTGGACCTCGCTGGCATATGCAGGCACCACCTCAACCGAGATATCATCTTTGACCTCGAGCCTGACAACTGCATACGAAACATACACTGATGATGCACTCACCGATCACAACGTATCTACAAATATTCACGGTATTACCAATACTGAAGATTTGGCATATCTAACTGACGTATCTTCTGCTATCACTACCCACAACTCTGACAGCACTTCGGTACACGGCATTTCTGATACCGCTAACCTAGCGTACCTAGATGGTCCTACCTTTACCGGTAACGTATCGCTTCCAGCATCAACAACTATCGGAACAGTTACCGCGGCTGACATTTTGAACATTGCTGGCCTTACAGCTAACGCCACTGAACTAAATGTTCTAGATGGAGTAGTTGTCTCAACTACTGAGCTAAACACCCTGAGTGGTATTACAGTTTCTAGCTCAGAGCTGAATGTTTTGGATGGTATTACAGCAACGACAGCGGAGCTAAACACCCTTGATGGAATTACCGCTTCGGCCGCAGAGCTTAACGTATTGGACGGAATTACCTCCACTACAGCAGAGCTAAACATCCTAAATGGCGTTACAGCTACAGCTGCAGAGATTAACACTTTAGACGGCATCACGGCCTCAACTTCAGAGCTAAACACTCTAGATGGAATCACCGCTTCTACCGCTGAGCTAAACACTCTAAGCGGTATTACAGCCTCTACTTCAGAGCTAAACACTCTAGATGGAATCACCGCTTCTACCGCTGAGCTAAACTACGTAGATGGCGTAACTAGCGCAATCCAGACCCAGCTAAATGCGAAAGCTCCAACTGAAAGCCCTACCTTCACCGGCACCGTTTCTGGGATCACTAAGGGCATGGTTGGCCTTGGAAGCGTAGACAACACAGCCGACGCGGATAAGCCAATTTCTAGTGACACTCAGGACGCTTTAGACCTAAAAGCACCGATCACAGACGCAACATTCAGCGGAACAATCTCACTTCCATCGACTACCTCGATTGGTGACGTTTCTTCAACTGAAATTGGTTATGTAAATGGTGTAACTAGCGCAATCCAGACCCAGCTAAATGCGAAAGCCGCGCTTTCCGGGGCAACTTTCACTGGTTCAGTAGAGATTCCAGGCCTCACCATTACTGGAAACCTAGTAGTTCAGGGAACCACTACAACCGTTAGCGCTGCTGACCTAAAGCTACGCGACAACATGATATACCTAAACCAAGCGGGCTCTAGCGTTATAACCAACGCTGTTGGTAACGGCACTGCAGTTGTATACACAACTCAAGCTGCCCACGGTTACGAGGCCGGGGACTACGTAACGGTAGCAGACGTAACTCCATCTTCATTCGACATTTCTGGTGACGGCCTAGAGATTACAGCTGTAACTAGCAATACTTTTACAGTAACTAGCACCGTAACCGACACCTACACTAGCGGCGGAACTGCGCGAGGCAAGGTCCACTTCAACCCTGACCTAGGCTGGGCTGCCGGTCGTTACGACACAGTAAATGGTGCTGGATACGCTCACGCTGGTATGTTTAGGGACGCTAGTGATGGAGTATTTAAGATCTTCGATGGCTACACACCAGAGCCAGATGATTCAATCTTTATTAACACCTCACACTCCAGCTTTGCACTAGCACCGATTGCAGTGGAATCGCTAACAGCTGACTCTGCGACTATCGGAGATGTATCAAACACAGAGCTTCAGTACTTGAATGGTGTTACTTCAGCAATTCAGACTCAGATCGATGCCAAGGCCCCGACTGCAGACCCTACATTCACAGGAACTGTTACCGTAGGAGCATCTGGAGTTGCATTCACCGACGGAACCCAGACTAAAGCTGGCGTCCCATCGATTACAACCATCTCAGCTAAGACCGACTCATACACTCTGTCTAACCTGAATGAACGTGACACAATTATAGAGATCAGCAAGACCTCGGCAACAACTTTGACAATCCCTGCAGACGCTACTGTGGACTACCCTGTTGGAACTACTCTGGATATTATTCAGACCAATACGGGCCAAGTAACCATTGCAGGTGCAGGTGGAGTTACTGTAAACGCCACCCCGGGTCTAAAGCTAAGGACCCGTTGGTCATCTGCTACACTATTAAAACGTGCCTCTAACACATGGCTGGTATACGGCGACTTGACCGCCTAATAGGAGAGAATTAAATGAGCAAGAGAGCTGGTAGAAAGTCTCAGGCGTCTAACGACTTTTTGGAGCCAAAAGCCCCAATAAATGTTTCGGGTAGTAACGTCGGAACTAACCGCGCCTTCAATGATGGTGCGGCTAGCGTTTCTTTCGAGCTCCCAGCCGACTCTCCTTCTGCCACTTCATTTACCGTAGTTGCATATAAAAGCGGAATAGAAGACGCTACTGCCACAAACCTAACCGGCGGATCTTCTCCGATTGTTGTTGGTGGACTAGATTCAGCCGCGTCCTACACCTTTAAAGTGTCCGCGACAAACGCTGCTGGAACCTCTGCACTTTCAACGGAATCTGGCTCTGTAACTATCACTACAGTTCCCGCTACTCCAAATGCACCAACAGTTCAGAACTTTTCTGGCGATCAGACCGACTATGTATCGTGGACAGCGCCAGCTACTGGCGGTGCAACCCTCAGCACATACTACTGGGAGAGTACCGATGCCAAGGCAAATAGTACAACAGGAACATCTGTAAACGTAGCTCAAGAGGCAAACACTTCACAGCAATATAGGGTTCGTGTAACCAACTCAAACGGGACATCAGGGTGGTCAGACTACTCCATTAGCAACACAACCCCACCGTTCTTCCCGCCATATTTCCCGTTCTTCCCGCCATTCTTCCCTTACTTCCCGTTCTTCCCGTTCTTCCCGTTCTTCCCACCATATTTCCCTTACTTCCCGTTCTTCCCGTTCTTCCCTTACTTCCCGTTCTTCCCGTTCTTCCCGTTCTTCCCACCATCATTCCCATTCTTCCCACCGAGGTTCATGCGAATCCTCTAGAGTAGAGGGATAGGGTAGTAGCAAAGTGCCACTTTATGCAGACAACAGTCCAAACATAAAGTGGCCTTTGCCTACCCCGTATAAACCATTTAAGAAGAGCAACCTGCTTTCCGAGAAAAGCTTCAACGCTATAAAAGAAGTGCTTATGGCTCAAGAATGGGGGCCAGACTCTTCAGCTAAGTACCACACGATCTCGGGTAGATGGACCTGTAACCCCGAGATCCCTCATTTTGTGGAAGAGGAGCTGCTGGCTTTGGCAAGGGAGAGCTGGGGAGAGCCTGATCTAAAACAAAACTTTATATTTGCAGCTAGATACCAAAAACAAGAAGACATAGTCCCATATCTTTGGAGACATCTAGATGACACTTCTAGCCAATATTTGATGGATCTATGCGTTGTAAAGCATGGAATCCCTGACTGGGGAGTTGAAATAGAAGGCCACGTATACTCCGAAGAGGAGAATTCAGCTGTCTTTTTTAATGGCCAACAACACATACACGGTAGACCACCGTACCCATCAACTAATGACGAAGACTATATGATCGTCTTTTTTGCCATATACTCTAAGCCTGAAGATTGGTCCTATAACTTAGACAGTAATACAGTTGATAAAGACTCTTTCAGAAAATTAGCCAAAGAATATACACATGACGCTGAGGTAAGGTTCTACGAAGCCACCGGAAAACCTATCTCATTCGAGGGACTACCCCCTAAAAACAAAGAGTGTATAGGGTGCCCAGAGTGCTACTGCCCGCCAGCAGACTTCCCAAAAAATCTTGAAGGATATGTCCCGATAATCTAGCATTTTTACATATTCGTATGTATACTAAATGCATGAATGATTGGTTTACTAAAGACAGGTCAGAGACCTCAGCGCACCGTATGCCTGATCGACAGGCTACCACTAATCCAGCTATTACCGTAGCAAATCCAGCCCTAGGCGTAAACGTCTACAGTGGTGCAATTACCGAAGAACAAGGTAAGCACTACATTGACACCCTCGAGAAGAATCTAGATGGCACTGGCAGGTATCGTTGGCAGGGGGCAAAGGTTACTTCTTCTGCTGACGTAGATGTCAATGCGAGAAATGCACAAGACTTTAAAATCAACTCCACTGGCCTAGGCCCTCGCAACGAGCACAATGCCGAGCTCTATGATGTGCACGAAGCCGTGTTCCAGGCAGTTCGCCAATGCGTTGACGACTACGGCCGCTACTGGGGAGTAGGAATCTGCTCATACGAGGCATTCAACTTCGTTAAGTACGAAGGATCAGGAACTCACTTCAAGGTTCACGCTGATCACGGCCCGACCTACGTGTGCACTGTCTCAGTAGTTGTATATCTAAACGACGACTATGAGGGCGGAGAGATTTGGTTCCCTCGAATGAACGGCCTATCTATCAAGCCAAAAGCCGGAGACGTAGTTGTTTTCCCATCAACCTACATCTATGAGCACGCCTCCCAAGACATGATCTCTGGAACAAAATATGCCGTTGTAATTATGACTGACTACAACGATCGCGGAGACGTGAACCACAAGGTATCCCCAATTATTCAAGAATACAAGTTGAAGTATTAGGACAATCATGCAGAACAATCATGTAGGAAAGCCAACAGAGAAGATGATGCAAGACATCAACGATCACAATGTTCGTCTTACTAAGTGGTATGAAATTGAAGAAAAGACTTGGACTACCGCGGAAGAAGTCGTTCCCATGTCCGGCATCTGGGTTTACAGAAACGTAATTCCAACTGAGCTACAGGTGATTCAGCGATTAGAAGACGTACTTCTTGACCCAAGCAACCAATACCACTACGAGGAAGCTCTAGTTGGTTATGGTGTAAAAATGCCAGAGTACCGCGACTGCGTTGACTTTAAGTACAAGAAAACAGACATTCAACACGATCCTTCCGAAGCTGCTCAGAAGCTGGTAGCCCTCTGGGAAGAGACCCATCACCGACAGCTCCAAGCGGTAAAGCACTACACCAAGATGTACAACATCGGAGAACTGCGCTACTGGGAGGCAACTAACTTTATTAAGTACGGCCCAGGGCAGCACTTCCAAGAGCACCACGATCACGGGTTCTCCTACAACTGCGTCACGTCACTAGTAGCCTTCCCTAACGATGATTACGAAGGTGGAGAGCTGTACTTTAGGTTGCAGAATGTTAAAGTGAAGCCTACCGCGGGAGACCTATACATCTTCCCGTCAAACTACATGTATCCTCATCGAGCAATGCCAGTTCTATCTGGAACTAAGCACTCGATGGTTACCATGCTTGATTATTCAGAAAAGTTCCACCGCCCACAGTTCATCGTCGAGACAGGCGACTAGTGAAAACTATCCGAGTACAAAGGTTACACGAAGAAGCTGCAACCATCGAGCAGCTTCGTGCTACCCGAGACTGGATGGACAATACTTCAGGGAAGCACGCTTACATGTGCTTTCCTATGACACTAACTAATGGTCTCGGCTGGGGCATTTCTTTTAATAAAGATGTCCGAGCGATCTGGGATGGCGTAGAAAACTCTGAAGAACACCACGTCAAAATCCTAGAGGGCGAAGAGTTTGTCTACACTGGTAGGGCTCACGGCACACTTAGTTTTAAGACTGGGCTAGTCTTTTCAACTGATGTCGACGTATCAATGTTGACAATGCCAGTGCCGAACCAATTTATTAGAGGGACTCAGACATTCACCACTATCCTAAGCACCTCTTTTTATAAGGGCGAGCTACCACTTGCTATAAAAATTACAGAGCCAAACAAAGAAATCTTTATTCCCGCTGGTACTCCTATCGCAGCTGTACTCCCCATATCTATTGGCGATCTGCAGTCGAGCTATCAAATGGAGATAACAGAGGGCAGTCTTCCAAACGAATACTGGGAAGAGCTAAGAAAGTATGGCGAAGCCGCCGAAGCAAAAAACTCTAAGGGCGATTGGTCAAAGATGTACCGTGACGCAGTCAACTATGACGGCTCTTCAATGGGACAACATGAGTCTAAGAACATCAAACTTAAAACCATTAAATGCCCAGTGACAGGAATGACAATTGAAACAACTGATTAAATTTATCAAAAATCGCCCATGGCTAACGGAAGACAGTCCGTCAACTCCAAAGCCGACCATCAAGACAATCCCTGAATGGTATCGCAAGGCTGATCGTTTTGCTCTCAAGCCAGATGGTGAACACTGGAAAGATCCTTATGTTGGAGGAAAGATTCCAACATGGAAGGCTTGCCCTGCTGTTTTCGACATCATGGGCACCGGATATGTTTACCGCACCCCTTGTGACATCGAGTTCTATGAAGACAATGGCGTAATCAAAGCTAAAGTATTAGACCCTCAAAACAAAGATTTCATTCAAAATAGGCCGCCGATGCCTCAGTTCAAAGCCCCGATGGGATACCACGAAGTTCACTTTGCTTGGTGGTCAGACTGGGCAGTGCAGGTACCAGACGGATATAGCGTCTTGTACACTCAGCCATTTAACCGCTTCGAGCTACCATTTTTGACAACAAGCGGGATCATTGACAATGACAAAGTCAACCTTCCAGGGACTATGCCATTTTTTATTGTCAAAGGTTGGACGGGGGTTCTGCCAGCAGGGACTCCTTACGCTCAGATGTTGCCTTTCAAGCGCGAAGACTGGGAATCAGAAGTTGATGCTAAGGTCCCATACATGAAAATGGCTATGGATAACAACGCTAATAGCAAAAAGTACCGTGTTCCAGACGGAGGAGTGTACCAGAAGGAAGTCTGGACTCGAAGAGTCTATGAATGATAGGATAGATGCATGGAACCTTTAGAAGACTACTCAAACTCTAGGCTAGAAAACAGAATGTCCATAACACCTTCTGGATTCTTTGGAAACAGCCCTTCCAATATTCAGGCCAGAGAAGATTTTATGACGCCCGAGGAGCTTCAGACCCTCAATGCGTTTATCCGATCAAACACCTCGTGGGACGTCACAGAGACACACTACAACGAAGAGGGCACTGTCATTTATGACTCGGAGTATTGGAAAGATCGAGTAGCCACTTACGACACTATTCGTGCCGTAGATCCTAAGATTCCAGAAGTTATCAACGGAATGGTTGAACGACTAAAGAGAGAAGTAGACGCGTTCTTTAAAGTAGACGCAGTCCCTACATCTCCAGCACTAGTTCGTTGGTTGCCAGGCCAGCTACAGATGCCTCACGCAGATAAAGAGTTGCACGAGGGAGAAGATCGCGGAAAGCCGAACGATTTCCCGTACTATGACATCGCTGGTCTTTTCTACATCAATGATGACTACGAGGGCGGGGAGTTGTACTTCCCGAATCAGGGAATCCAATTCAAGCCAAAGGCCGGAGCCGCTTACTTCTTCCCAGGCGATATGGAGTACATTCACGGCGTAACTCAGATTACGTCTGGAATCCGTTACACAGTGCCATTCTTCTGGACTATTCTTTCTCACGAAAGCCAGTGCGGTATCTAATGGAAGTTCTGGAACTCTACCCAAACGTGATCGTGTATCGAGGCCTCTATGAAAACCCAGAAGAGATTATCGAGTTTCACAAGAACAATAGTGAGTGGCGTCAGTGGTTCACTTTCGGAGATTTGACCACCGTTAAGGTCAAGAACCACACATTCTCGTCATTTCCAAATGAAGAAGAGTGGTCTCAGGCTTTAGTAACTGGTGACAAGGATCTCACCGATCCTGCTTCAAAAATTCTTGAAGCGTTCTACGC